TTGTTAAAGATTTTAATATCTTTCATTTGCTTTGTCCTTTATCAATCATTAATTTAGGGTGCTTCTTATTAACTAAACTCTCAATATCTCCGCCTTAAATATTCTGCCAATAATAACGCCTCTGCCCTCCCGTGATGTTTTTCGAGTTTAAGATTGTTAGTTTCACCTGGAAACATCTGTAACGCCATCACCCTTGATGCTTTCTTATCCTTTCCTATTAGGCTGTAGTGCTTTTTCCATGCCTGGGGAGTAACAAACTCCATCGGGATTCCTAGCGTTGCAATAATCCCAATCCAAATCCCAAAACCCATCCCAAAGTTAAAAGTAGAAGATACCCCTTGCTTGGGCATTGCATGAACATTCTCAATAATTAGGTGAGTATTGAGGGTGATCATTTCCTTCAGTCCAGATGCCATTAATGTCGGGTTGGGGCGTATCTTTCCACTAATCTTAATCACTGGACAGTCGAGAAATTTAACCTCACCATTAGAAATCCTACACACTGCCCCCGTCGCTCCGGGGTCAATTCCGATAAATGTTTTAGTCATTATCCGTTGTTGTTTGTAAGTAGTTGATAACAGATGGGCTATAGTCAAATATTAAAATTCTTTCAATTGCCCAACAGAAGTTGTATCTATCAATTTTTTCACCAAGTCTTCTGCTTAGAATTTTAAATACTATTCTGATTTTATCGCCAATATAAGCAGATCCATAATTTAGATTTTTGGCAATCTCAGGATAAGACTTATCGTTTAATATTCCCTCGATAATCTTTCTAGTCAAGCTATCAAGATGTTTTCCGGTCTCGGAAAATACCAAACTATCAACCAACCAGATATATTCTAACTGTTCCCTAGTCACCTATAAAATCTCCCTCCGCATGGTAGATCCCATTATGAATTTTAAAACCTTCAATATTCTCGGTTTCAATATCCGAAAAACTTACCCGTTCACTAACCATCCAGATTAGTAATTTTTCTAAAGTGTCAAAAGCTGGAAGGTGTGGCAGTTCAAGCCTTAATCTATCGGGTGTTCCAAAAGCACCTTTAAAGTGAGTGCTGAATTTAAAGATAGAATAATGGCGATCGCTTACCCCTCTTGATATTTTTTCCACTTCATCGAGTAGGCATCCTAAGTTTTCCATCCTAAGTTTTCCATCCTTTCTTAGCACTGTTGGCATCCGCAAAAGCTATATGATCTCGCGTTATTTGCCACTTGTAACGAGGTCTTAGTCCCTCTCCAATCCTAACACAATCCGAGTCTGTATCAGTCAAGGGAGTCACGCCGTTCTGATATTTAAACAGGGTTTTTGTTACCCAGTTAATATCAGTTAGTTGTTGATTTCCCCCGCGCTTTTTTGCTGTCTCAACAATTAATTCCGCGATCTCTGGATATTCTGATTTTAATTTTGCTTTTGCCATTAAGACTCCTGTTCGGGGATTGCTGATATTTTTCTGTAGACTGATTCAACTACTTCTGGGTATTGCATGAGTTTTAATTAGGCTTCTGTTGTGGTTTGATTGTCCTTATCATCTCCCCCTAGTACGAAGTAAGGGGCGACTTTAATTAGTTTCCGTTCCCATTGTTCTCTAGGAACTCCTTTCATTTTCCCGACTGGTTTATTGACTTCGTAGCCCAATCTCCAGTGGGGAGATTTAGGGGAATGATTGCCTTGTCTTTGGATTCTGTTGTCATCGGAGCGGATCTTTTTCTCGGCATAACTTAGGTTTAGAACTCTAGGATATAAAACCTTTTCTGTCTTAACAGTACCAAAACCTTTATTATTCAACAGAAATCTTTTTGAAGTGTATCCATTTTTCTGTTCCTCAATCGCTAGGTCTGGCTTTGAAACAATCAACAACAAACACTGGGTTATTAATTTTGTAATAGCAAAAGTCTTAAACCTTTCAGTATTGCTTATGACATTGTTTTTTACCATACTGTTTTCAAGTATCAATATAGTATTGTTTAACGGCTGCCCGTTGGACGATACCGTTGAAAGAGAAAGACTATCTACTTTGTAGTAACTATCTTCAATATAATTATCGCTATTAACTACAAGATTTTTTTTCTCCAAGCCTTCTAAAAAAGATTCTGTGTTTTTGAAAGAATCTTTTTGCAACAAGGTATCCCGACGAGAAAGAAAACAGTGATCTATATAGCCAAGTGCTTTGTTGGTTTCAATGTCAACTGGATTGTTCTCTACATAAAAATAAACTGTATTTTTAGGAAAAAGAAACAATATATTGTCAAATATGCAATCAATACTTGAGAGTAAGACATTAAAATAAGATTCACTAAAATTAGTGTCAACACTTAGTAGCATATCGATCAATTCTTTTGTTATGACAAATACAGGCGACTGAGTAGACATCCATTTCTGCACAGATGAAACATAAGTAGCTTCTTTTGCTATTCCGACATCAGAAACAATTTCTTTAATATCAAAAGACTGACATAGATGAATGTTTTTTATGAGTGAGTACAAAAAAATATTAATCATGTCATGCCAGTCTATATAGTTTTCAGGTATTTTGTAGGGATATTTTTTTAATATGGACAACCTTAGAGACTCAATTTCAATTATTCCATCATCGGTATGGATTGAGGTAGACTTGATACTGTCTTTTACTAAACCCTCTCTACTTTTGTTCTTACCCTGTGTTTTATTATTCGTGATCTTATTTTGTGATACTTCCTCAAAACAATCTTTGTCATCAATTGAAATGTTGGTACACGATCCATTGATAATAAGTTTACAGTAGTCGGTATTATCTATTTTATACTCAGATTCATTTTCTTCTAGTTCCTTATTGCCAAGGAAATGATTAAGCACTTTACTTTCTTCTACACTCTCAAACCACATCCTTAAATCTATGTTTCTGTCTTTACAGGCAACAAAATAAAAACAGGATAGGTCAACATGGAGGAAGTACAAAACCCTCGGTTTTATTATTTTAAAAAAAATATAAAAAACCTTTTTTGTCGCCTTAACTATGTCGCCAGAATCCTTGAAAAGATTGCTTATTTTTATTTCGCCATTTCCTTGACCATAATGTTGCGAAAGTTCTAATTGATCAACAATCCGATCAACTAGATAAAAAATAAACTTTACATCGTCAGTCAAATGTTTAGTTCCTGAGTCTTCAAGGTATTTAGAATTTTCTTCGTCAAGGCATTTATACAATTCCTGTTTTCTTTCTTGAAACCTTGTCTCAAAATCCGAAGCTCTATCATCATGACTCATTTTAATATTCTCCTAATATTTACAATCCAAAATTACCAACTCGGATTACCACCATTAACAGCATCTAAATCATTGTCCTCCTTTTTCAGTAAAAAATTAACACTTCTAAATCCATTGATCTCTTTAATAAGTTTTTCCCCAAACCCGAAATTCTGGAGTTCATCAAATATTAACTCAGTATTTTCAGCATTTAAACCAAACTGAGTTCTGAGTGATGATTTGCGATAACAGTCACGAGCAGGTATTGGTGTGCCCGTAAAAATCTCTTTGATAAATTCCAATACAGCTTGAGCCGATTCTGAAAGTGTTTTATCCGGCAATACTTTATTGGCTGTACCATTCCACGAAGGTTTATATTTGGCTTGTAATTCAGATTCAAGACTTAATCGCTTTTGTTCATCCCAATTTTTTGTGATGTAAAAAGCTATTTTCACCGACACATCACCGATTGATTCAAGGTGTTTTTTAGCATGATGCTCCCAATCACCTCGATTATTCCAACGTCTCCAAAGGTCTTTAGATTGACCTATATAGAGAGGATTTTGATAGCCGTCAACAAATACACAGTATACCCCTGCTTCGTGTTGTGGTAGCCATTGCAAACCACTGGGATAATCAATAGATTGCCATGTGTTGCAATCTAATGGGTTTATTGATTGCAGTACACTAGGAACATCTTTTTCAATCTTAGGGAGTGAAACCGTCTTAACGTCTATGGTTTTGTTTAAAAAATTAGGATTCAATAAACCTTCGGGGGCATTGCCTTTTTTCCTATACTCAATATGATGTTTGTGGGTTGGATGTTCGGCGATTTGATGTTGATTTGATCCACAAACAACAACAGGATAGGGAGCATTTTGGACATATTGAAATTCATGGGTGTCGTGCTTCCATAGATTTTGAATTTCATTCCTAGCACTAGCGCCACAGAGGATTAAAAGGAAATTATTTCTAAACTTACCATCAATCCCTATGGCTTCAGTATTATGAGATTGCATAAAACCGATTAAACAAATATCAAATTTCCTGGCGTTAGAAAGTTTCCGAATCGCATAAGTAAAGGTCTTAACTCTTTTTTCCTTGCTTTGTAATGGTTTAATAATATCTAATTGGGATAACTCGGACATTGTGTCGTTAATCTCATCTAAACAAATTATTATAGAATGCCCGTCTTTTCCTTTCCGGTTTTCAACTTCTTCAATCAACCAGCACAAAATCTGATAAATTGTTTCAACATCTGATTCAATCCTGGGAAATCCCATCTGTTCCCAAATAGGATTTTTAGAGGCATGAATATCTAAAACAATCACTTCGGCGGGTCTATGTTGAGTCAATTTGCCAATCACGAAACCAGCGCCTAGAGATGTTTTTGCGCTCCCAGAATTTCCCCCGATCAATATTCCCGAAGATTCATCTGCTAATTTATCCCAATTATAAAAGTTTAAGGTATTATCAGAGGGAATTTCACAGGGGACGAACGACAATCCATCAGA